TCGAAGGATGGAAGTATCTGGAGAAAGATACGCTGATAAACCAGATAAAAATATGTACTCACATATACACGATGCATTGCAGTATATGCTTCTTGGTGCAGGAGAAGGTAGAGCATTAATGAACAATCAAGCTGCTGCAAAACCTACAATAGCTAGAACTAGTTTTGATATTTTTGCTAAACGAAACGCTCCAAGACGTAGGCAAGGATTATGGTCGCGTATGTAATTGTGCGTTGAATTATTATTTATTCTATGCTTATCGAGCATAAACAACAAAGAGGTTTATTATGTGTTTGACTGGTGCAAAGCCTACAAATCCTGGGAGCTATGAGGAATACAGAGTAAGAGAAGCAACAGCAGGTGGTGATCCATCAAGAAGAGGTTATGATGCTGCTGTAAAAAGGTGGCAAAATTCTGATGAGTTTAAAGAGCAGCAAAAATCTAAAGCAGCAGAGTCAGAAATAGATGTAGCTGAAAAAACTGAAGCGCAAAAAACTGCTGAAGCTAAAGAAAAAGCTATGGAAGAAAAGATAGCTACAGTAACAGCTCCAGTTTCTACTATGGAACCAAAAGCACCTGCAAAAAGAAGACAAGAAGAAACTAAACTTTCTATTGAGCCTCCTAAATCAGAGTCAACAGCAGTTTCTACAGAACCATTAGTAGAAGAACCAGCAGCTGCAGAAATGGTAGCTGATACACCAGAAGGCTCATTAATTAAAAAACGAAAACAAAAACAAATGGATTTGATTTCTGGCCTTTCGAAGAAAAGAAGTAGAGCTAGAGGTAGAAGATCACTTATTACTGGTAAGTCTGGTGGTGGTATTGGGTATTACAGTAGATTCTTTACATAGGATAAAACATGATAGAAGATCCGATTGCAAAAAAATACCTTGAGCAATATGAAAGAGCCAAGGTTAAGAGAGAAAATTTCGTACCACTATTTGAAGAGTGTTATGAATATGCGTTACCTCAACGAGAATCTTTTTATAATGAGACAATAGGTCAACGCAGAGACGATAAAATATTTGATGAAACTGCTGTTGTAGGCGTACAGGAGTTTGCATCAAGATTACAATCAGGTCTTGTTCCTAATTTTGCTAGGTGGGCTGATTTAACGTCTGGTTCTGAAGTTCCTAAAGCAGAGCGAGATTTTGTTAATAATGAACTAGATGAGGTAACTGAATATGTTTTTGAAGTTTTACAAAATTCTAACTTTTCCCAAGAAGTGCATGAATCTTTTATGGACTTGGTTGTTGGCACTGGTGTCTTGGTTGCGGAAGAAGGTGACGCGCTAAACCCTATTAGGTTTTCCGCAATACCACTACCCCATGTAATACTTGATACTGGACCTGATGATCGCATTGATCATGTGTTTAGAGAAAGAAAAAATATAAGATTTGACCAAATAAAAATATTATATCCCGACGCTACATTAAATGAAAAAATACAAAATATGATGAGCAGCAATACGGATTCAACAACAACAGTTCTTGAATTAATATGTCGTGATTACTCTAAGTTAAATGAAGAAGCATATCTTAGCTATGCTTTCTGTATGACTACAAAATCTATTATTTATTTTAAACAAATGTCAGGTGTAGGTTCTAATCCATTTATTTGTTTTCGTTGGGGTAAATGTGCAGGTGAAGTATATGGGCGTGGGCCATTAATGAACGCACTCTCTGCAATTAAAACAACTAACTTAACAATAGAGCTAATACTTCAAAATGCACAAATGGCTATATCTGGAATTTATCAAATGGATGATGATGGTATTGTAAATGTTGATACAATACAACTTGTTCCAGGTTCTATTATACCAAAAGCTATAGGATCAGCAGGACTACAGCCAATACAAGCAGCAGGTAGATTAGATTTTGCACAATTTAATTTAAGTGAGATGAGAAATAATATTAAAAAAGCATTATATAACGATATGTTAGGCAATCCAGATAAAACTCCTGCATCTGCTACTGAGGTTGCGGAGCGCATGGCTGATTTATCAAGAAGAATTGGCTCGGCATTTGGTAGATTACAAGCAGAGTTAGTACAACCAGTATTGCAAAGAGTTATTTATATACTAAAAAAACAAGGCAGAATAGATTTACCTACTGTTAATGGTAGAGAAGTTAAAATTAAGTCTGTTTCTCCGTTAGCGCAAGCGCAAGCTAACCAAGATATTACTTCTGTTGCTAGGTTCTTAGAGCTTATTCAAGGTAGGTTTGGCCCAGAATTAATGCAGCTTCTTATTAACCCTGAGGAAACTGCTGCTTTCCTTGCTAAAAAATTTGGTGTACCTGATACCTTGATTCGTGATGAGAATGAGCGTAAGCAATTAGTTGCAATGGCACAACAAATGGCTCAACAGCAACAAATGACGCAAGGGGAGCCGCAACAACAGGAGCAAGTAGTTGAACAGTAAAAAACAAACGAAGCAAATTAATGTTGGGATTGACGGATATCAAAGATCAAAAGAACTAGATGAGCAAATAAGTCAAAATGTAGCGCAATTATTTACATCCGATACAGGGCAAGCAGTTTTAAAATATTTAAGAACAATTACTATTGATTTAGTTCATGGTGCTAATGTAAGCACTGAAGAGTTACGTCATATAGAAGGGCAAAGATTTATTGTAGGTCTTTTAAATGCAAGAATAAACCATGCACACAAGGTAAAAACAAATGTCTGAAGAAACATCTCAAGAAACACTTATACAAGAAACACCAGCAGAAGCCGCGCCAGAAAGACCTGAGTGGCTACCAGAAAAGTTTAATGATCCTGCTGAATTAGCTAAATCATATAGCGAATTGGAATCTAAACTTGGTGCTAAACGTGATGACATTATAAAAGAACATGATGCAGAAAGATTTATTAACCGCCCAGAAACTAAAGGTGATTATGAGCTTCCTGATATTATAGATTCAGAATCAGCAACAGATAATGAACTTCTTAGCTGGTGGTCTGAACACGCTTTTAATAATGGTTTTGGTCAAGATCAGTTTAAAGAAGGTATAGAAATGTACGCCAAAGCTATTGATGCGGCAATGCCTAAGAATGATTTAGCAGCAGAGCAAGAAAAGCTAGGAGATAATGCTAACACAAGAATAGAAGCTGTTAGTATGTTTGCCAATAAATACTTTCCAGATGAATTAAGCGGTGCTGTAGAAAGATTAGGCGAAACAGCAGAGGGCATTATGCTTATTGAACATATTATGTCACAAAATAAAGACACTCAAATTTCTGCTGAATCTTCTCCTGTCGCTACATTTGGAGAAGCAGACCTTCAAGCTATGATGCAAGATGAAAGATACTGGAACGCAACAAGACGAGATCCTCATTTTGTTAAACAAGTAGATGATGGTTTCAAAAAGTTATATGGATAAAGTTCTTATAAGTCATGGGAACTTACAAATGGTTCCCATGCAAAAACGCCATGTAATTCCTATGTACAGCACAATGAGTACAGAAAATTTATTTGAAGCTGAAGCTGTATATAAAGTTGATTTAATGAAAACTCTTATTGAATACTCAGAAACACCTGATGTTTTTGCTATAGAGAATAGTAAAGAACCTTTAGCTATTGTAGGTATAACAGGTATTACACACCAAAAAGCTATAATGTGGACAGTATTTTCTGAAAAAATGAAAGATAATTGGTTTTCCTTTGTTAAAGCATCTCCTAAATTAATTGATTACTTACACACCCACTATCATGAAATTATTGTAGACACTTGGGAGGGTAACCATAAGATGCTTCAATGGTTAAATTGGTTAGGTTTTGATCTTACAGAAATGTATTGTAATGAGCATGGTTTTAATATGGCTCATTTTGTGCGTTGCAATCAACGTAGAAAGAATGTTTACGCTTTTCCATCAAGACCCGTAATTCATTGAGCAGCCCGTAAGGATACCTGCATTGATATGACAGAGCGGACACTCAAGATACTTTAAATGCAACTTAAATAAGGAACTGATAAAATGGCTAATACAATAGATACAGCCTTTATTAAGCAGTTTGAATCTGATGTGCATCTAGCGTATCAACGTATGGGTTCAAAGCTGCGGAATACTGTTCGTACTTCTAATGTTACTGGAAGTGTGGTCAGGTTCCAAAAGATTGGTAGTGCCGAAGCGACAACAAAATCACGCAACGGTAATGTTACACCAATGGAACTAGCTCACACCACAGTCGAAGCTACAATGGCAGACTATTATGCTGCTGAGTACATCGACAAGTTGGATGAGTTAAAAGTCAACATTAACGAGCGTCAAGCTGTAGCACAATCTGCTGCTGCCGCACTGGGTCGTAAGACTGATGCCATTCTGTACGCAGCAATGGATGCAGGTGCAAGCTCAACTCAAATACATGATACTGGTTCTGCTCTCGCAAAAGCTGATCTTATATCATTGTTTGAAACTTTAGGTACAAATGATGTTCCTGAAGATGGTCAGAGATATTTAGCAATGCACCCTAAAGGCTTTGCTGACTTATTCTTAATTGAAGAGTTTGCTTCTTCTGATTACGTTGGCGATAAAAACCTTCCGTTTGCAGGTGGCATGACAATGAAAGAATTTTTAGGAATGAAAGTTTTCTCAACGTCTGCGGTTACTGCTGGTAAAAACATTGCTTACCATCAATCTGCAATTGGACTCGGTATAAACTCTGATGTTTCTACTGAGGTCAACTATGTGCCTGAGAAAGTTTCTCACCTTGCAACTTCAATGATGTCCATGGGCGCAGTCGTAATTAACGACGCTGGCGTTTATGAAGTCCTTGACAATAACTCATAGAGAGGAGTTTAATTATGGCTTTTAGCGCAAGTGGACTAACTCGCATTGGTGGTGCATCAAATGCAAACTTGTGGTTCTACACAAGTGCGGATGCGATTGCTACCGTAAACACAGCAGGTTACTTTAACGACGCAGCAAATATGCTTGCTGTTCGTGACTTGATGATTGTTTGCGATACAAACACGCCAACAACTCACTTAGTTAATGTTCTTTCGAATACTGGCTCTGTAGTAGATGTTTCAGACGGCACTGCTGTCGTTGAAACAGATGGCGATTAATAAAGGAGTGGGGGGTTAATAACCCCCCATTTATATATATGGCAGTAATAAGCACTTCAGCAGATTCCCCTGTAGATGTATCTAGCAGGGCTTTAATATTGATAGGCGCAGAGCCTATTACTTCGTTTGATGACGGAAACAATGAAGCACTCGTTGCTTCTAATATGTATGAAGACGTTGCTAGAGCTTCACTTGTAAATACTAGGTGGAGATTTGCAACAAACCAAGCTGTGTTAAATAAACTATCTGATGCACCTACTGGCAGATATGATTCAGCTTATCAAATACCAAGTGACTCACTTATGGTCCATTCGGTAACAGTAAACGATTATCCAATATTGTACCAATCGTATGGCAATAAAATATTTTGCGATGCAGATTCTAGCGATGAATTAATACTAGACTATACGTTTAGAGTTGATGAAGAGTTTTGGCCTTCTTATTTTGTGTTAGCTGTAGAGTATGCTTTAGCTAGTGTGTTTGCAGTAGCTTTAGCAAGAGATGCAACTTTATCGCAACTTATGGAAGAAAAAGGTTTAATGGCTATGGCAAAAGCAAGAGGTTTAGACTCACAGCAACAAACAAATCGTACTCTAAATACATCGAGGTTTATAACTCAAAGGCGTAGTTGATGCAAAAAGTACGAGTACCTATTACTAATTTCCAATTTGGAGAAGTAAGCCCTTCCCTATATTCAAGAACTGATTCTGATGTTTACACAGCTTCGGCTCAAAGAATAGAAAATTTATTTCTTAGAGCAGAAGGCGGTGTAATTAAAAGACCGGGCTTAGAGAATATTTATGAATATGACATTACTGTAGAAAGAACTACATTTACTATTACTGTATCTGACTATGCTAATATAGCAGCAGGAACACAAATTAAGTTTTATGACGCAGATGGTAATTTATTTACTTTACAATCAGAGACAGCAGGAAGTAGCTCGCCTTCTTCTGCATCTGGAAATATACATTTTTTTAGACCTAACACTTCAAATAATGTAACAGCAGATAATATTTTTACAGCAATTAATGCTATAGATGGATTTACAGTAGCTAATCCTGGAGCTGCTGTTGTCACAGTAACAAGGGATAAACCTAATGGCGGTACTTATTTAGCCACAGAAAGCACAGACGCGACAAGATTAACTGTAACAAACTTTTCGGGTGGCTCTAAAGTACAATCAAGATTATTACCTTTTATATTTTCTGATGATGAACGATATATAATATCTTTAGAAAATGCTAAGGTAAGATGTTTTCAAATAAGCCCAACAACTGGAGCAGTGTCCTTAGTTGCTACAATAACGGCTGATACTGATAGTGCTGCTTTACCATTTTCTGATACTTACTTGCATGAGTATACTTTTGCTCAAGCAGGGGATGTTATGTTTATTTGCCATCCACTGTTTATGCCAAGACAACTTGTTAGAACAAGCCTTACAACATTCCAAATAGAAGTGTTTGCATTTGATGTTAAGTCAGATTCAAAGTTAATTTACCAACCTTATTTTTCTTTTCAATCTTTAGGTGTTACACTTAATCCTTCTGCAACAAGTGGTAGTGGTGCTACATTAACAACAAGTGCTGCTTATTGGGATACTACAGGAAGTCAATCAGGTGGTGATTATCCAAGTTCTTTGCACGTTGGTACTACTATTAGGTATCATGGAGCAGAAATAGAAATTACTTCTGTTCAATCTACTACACAAGCTACTGGCACTATACTTGATTCTTTAGAACAAACATTAGATGTAAATGCTTTTAGAACAACAGATGGTTCTGCTGAAATTATTGTTACTCACGTTAAGCATGGGTTAGCAGTTAATGATGTTCTTGTTGTTTCTAAAGCTGCTGCTGTTGGCAATATATCTTCTAGTAATCTTAATGGTTCAAGAACAGTTACTTCTATTGTTGATGATAATCATTATACTTTTGATGCAGGTGGTTCTGCAAATGCAAGTGTAGATGGTGGCGGTGCGCCAGTAATGACAACACACGCCGCTTCTCAAAACTGGTCAGAGCAATCATTCTCTGCATTAAGGGGATACCCTGCTGCTGTTGCTTTTCATGAAAACAGATTAATATTTGCAGGAACTATATCACAACCAGATTCTATATTTATGAGTAAGTCTGCTCAGTATTATAACTTTGACGTTGGTACAGCAGAAGATAATGATTCAATACAAATTACAGCAAGTATTGGTGAGATTAACCAAATTAGACATTTAGTATCTAATCGTGATTTACAAATATTTACCGCTACATCTGAAATGTATATACCTTCATTTCAAAATAAACCATTAACACCAACAACAATAACAGTAAAAAGGCAAACACCATTTGGTAGTGATTTTGTTAGGCCGCAAGTTATAGATGGTGCTACTGTGTTTGTGCAAAAAGGTGGTGCTATTGTTAGAGAATATTTATTTACTGATTCTGAATTAGCTTACTCAGCAGGATCAGTATCGGCACTCTCTGCACATCTTATTAAAGCACCAAAGGAAATGAATATACTTTATGGAGCAATAGATAGAACTGAAAGTTATATATTTGTTTTAAATAACGATGGCACTCTTGCAGTATTTAATTCTAACAGAAATGAAAAACGTGCAGGATGGACAGAGTTTACTTGCCAGGGAAGATTTTCTTCTACTGTAACTATAGATGATAGAGTGTTTGCTAATGTAATTATTAATACTGGTGCTGGTACACACCAAATATTTCTTTGTGAATTTCAAGCTGCACTTAATACTGATGTTGCTAAAGTTTATACTGGTAACGCAGGTGTCTTTGATGTGTCTGCTACATATGCAAATGGTGCAGTTGTTGATGTTGTAAACGGTACAAACTATCTTGGACAGTTTACTGTAGCTGGTGGGAATGTAGATGTTTCTGCTGTAGAAACTACTTCTGTAGCTGAGATAGGTTTAAAGTTTGATGTTAATTTAAAAACAAATCCATTAGATATTGTTTCACAAAGTGGACCAGTTACAGGTGAACCAAGAAGTTTAGCAAGTGTAGTTGTTGACTTAAACACTACTCTATCTGTAAGTGTAAACGGAACAAATCTTTTAATTAGACAGGTAACAGATGATTTTTCTTTGCAACAAGCACCAGTCACAGGGAAGAAAGAATTTAGGTTACTTGGTTATAATCGTGACCCACAAGTCACAATAAGTCAATCAGCACCATTACCAATGCAGGTTAATGGTCTTATAGCGGAGTTAGTATTCTAATGTGTTTTGGTCCAGAGTTACAATTAATTTCTGCTATTGGAGGCACTATGGTAAAAGCAGGAGCGCAAGCTCAAGCAGGTGCAGAGCGTCAAAAACAAGCAAATGAAAAAGCAAAACAGTTAGAAGAAGATGCTCAAATATCTGCCTTAGAATCTAAACAAAAATCAAGAGTTATGTTTGAACAATACCTTCAAGATAGCAATGCAAATCAAGCATTTTTTAGTTATTTAGGAATAGAAGGAAGCGAAAGTATTAAAGCTTTTGAAAAGAGACAAAAAGAATTAATTAATGAACAGGAATTAAGAAGAAGAACTCAAGATACTTTACAACAAGCTAAATTTAGATCCGAAGCAAATACATTAAGAGCAAGTGGCAGAGCCTCTTTAGCAGCAGGACATATAAATGCCGTTAGTACAATAGGAAGTGGTATAATGGGAATAGGAGAAAGCACTAATCTTTCTAGCACTCTAGCTGATATAGTAGTTGGTCCTTTTGATTTAGCAGGGAGCGCATAATGTCAGTTATTAAACAATCAGATAGACCTCAATTTTTTAATCAACGTATTGGAATTAATAGATTTGACACTAATAGTCAGGAACCTTGGGAAGCTATTAGTAATGCAGCAGGAAATGTTGCTTCAATAGCAATTAAAAAATTATACGATAATGCATTAGAATCTGGAGAGACTAAAGGACAAGCAGCAAATTTAATTATTACTGATGCAGGTGGTGCGCCTAAAGCTTTAACACCACCTAAAAATTTAAGTCCAACAGAACAAAAAGCTTATCAAAATATTGTAAATCAAAGATATTTATTTAATATAAATAATGCCTTAAAAAATAAATCATTAGAATTAAAAACAAAACATCCTTACGATGTTAATGCTTTTTCTAAAGCTTTTTCTACATTTGCAGATGGGCTTGCAAAATCATCTGGAGAAAAATGGGGAGGAAGAGTAAATGACATAGCTATTAATATGCTTGCAATGAATAAATTAGATATCGAATCTTCTACTTCTACAAAAATATTTGAAGAAACAAAAGAAAATTCAATTAATGATATTAAAGGATTAATTGGACAAGTTAGTGAATATGCAAAAATGGGACAAGCTCTTAGCGATCCAGATGATCCATTAAATGTTCCTATAGGAGTTGCTCATCTTGCTCAATTAAATGAATATTTAAAAACAATGGTAGAAGCAAATTTTATAACTACAAAAGAAGCGCAAGAATTTAAACAAGAAGCTATAACAAATATGGCTCTTGGTTCTGTTGATATTTTATTAAATAAAACACAAAACAAAATACAAAGAGATATTTTAGAAAGTTTTATTATAAGCGGAGATAGTTCTGGATTTAATTTATTACCAGATGGTATGGCAAATAATTTAATTGAATTAAAACAATATGTTAATTCTAATAAAGGTGGAAATTTAGGTGAAATATCTTCTAGAATAACAAAAGTAAGAAACCCATTAGATGATAAAGAAGCTTTTGTTTTAGCGGAAAATGAAAAAATAAGAAAATTTGAATTAAAAAAAGCAAACCAAAGATCAGAAATAAGAACAAATATAGCAAAAGCAGAAAGAGAATTAGCTATAGAACAAGAAAAAGTTAGATTAGAATCATATAAAATTAGTACAAAAGCACAACTTGATAGATTAAAACAGATTGAAAAAGATTATAATGCTGCGGAAAAAGAAGCAGCTGTAAAATATTATTTAAGAGGTGGATTAACATCAGGTATTGATCTTGAAGTTTTAACTTTGAAAAAAACATTACAAAATTTTGATGAGTTAGAATCATTTTATTATTTTGAATCAATGTCTAATGGTGTGACTAATATATTAAATAATCGTTTAGAAGAAATTGATAAATTTACAACTGAAAAAAAAGCTCTTACTTCAGACGAAAGAAAAGAAGCATATAAAAATGTTAAACAAACATTAGCAAAAAGCGTTTTAAATATTTTTGGCAATGGAATTTTATATGAACCTTCAAAATTAAATCAATTTAAAGATGTTTTAAATGGTATTGATTTGCCTAGAAATGAAAATGATTTTTATGCAATGCAAATAATTAACAAAATTTATAATAACATTGACTACGATATACAAAAATTTACTAAATCTTTCCAACCAAGTACAAGACAAACACAATTAGAAAAAGAAAGAACGATTACTAATTGGAATAATCTTATAGATTTAGCAGAAAATATAGATCCAACAAATTTAGATCAAATGGCAAAATTAAATGCTTTAATAAAAGATTTTGAAAAGCAACCTTCTTCATTATTTATTACCGCAGATATGAGAAAAAAAGCTAACGATTCATTAACGTTGCTTCGAGCTAAAGAAACGGCATCAAACAGTGTTATGGCGTTGTCATCTAATGATGTTAATAATTTAGAATTGCTTAATTTAAATCAAATGCCAAGAAATTTTGACGCAAACGATTTAACAAATAAAAATCTTCTTAAGGTTTCTGCTAAACTTAAAAATTCTGGTGCTGATATAACAAAAATAAATACTTATCTTTCTAATATAAAACAAGATAAAAAAACAAATGAAATTAATGAATTAGAAACAACAAAAAAAGTTGAAATAAATTCCGCTCTTGCAACAGGAGTTAAGAATGAAAATTATTCTGATGAAGATCATAGAAAAGGCGTAGACAATATAGTTATAGAAATTGGGAAAGACGAAATTTTTAAACAAATGAACGCAAGCCCAGAGTTAAATAATTTAATAAATACATTTGGTAGTAATATTATAATGGATACTTATAAAGATATTATATCTGGAAATACTCTTAATATATCAAATGATGTTATAACAGAAGCAATGACAAATTATGCTTCTAATTCAAAAATAAGAAGAGATGAAAAAACTCCATTAATTAATAATTATGTTACTCAAGGATATTTAACTCAATCTGAAGCAGATAAATTAGATTTAATGCTTTTATTAAAACAACAAAAAGGAATGGAAACAAGAAGTTATGCTGAGCTTTCTGTATTAATAGATAGCTCAACATCACAGGAAAATTTAACTATTGAATATAGTAACGATGGTTCTAGTCAAGATAGATTAAAAAAAGTAAATGCAAGACAATTACTTTTGCTTTCTATGGGTGCTAGCTCAAGGTCTTTAAGAAAAAAACCTCCAGCATTTGCTCAAGTAATAAATCCAAGCCAAGCTGAAAAAAATTATATTACAAAATACGAACCAATTATTAAAACTTATATGGCAGCAGGACTTGGTGCTGATGCTATTATAAATCATTTTAGTAAAAAATTTAAAGATGAATACGAAATGGAAAGCGAATTTGTTTTTGAAGATAATGGTATAAACAATTTTTCTAATATAAGAAAAAATCAAAAATTTAAAACACAATATCCTATTGGAAATTATTTTCAAACTGAAGATGAAACTAATTGGTATTTAGGCAAAATAGAAAATAATTTAAACACACAAGGTTTTACTTTGTATGCAGACAATACACAATATGAAAGAGTTGTTTTAAAACCTTATATAAAAACAGACAGTCCAATACAAATTTTTAATCCTTATAAATTGACAGATAATAATGTTTTAGAACCTGCTTATTATAATCTTCGTGTTAGTAGTCAACAAGATCCTGATGAAACAGAAGGATTAACAGATACAGAAATAATAATTCCTCATTTCCCAACAAATTTTAGAGAACTTTATGAATACAGAGCAGAACAAAAAGAAAAAATAAGAAATAAAATGTCAGAAGAAATTTTATCTGGCGTTGGTGAAAACCAAAAAATGAAATTTGGAATGCATTTATATAGAGGTTTTGTTTTTGGAACAACTGCTACAATACCAGGGAAAAAATAATTATGGAATTTGGTGAAAATGCATTAAAAAATAAAGTTTATCCACTTATTCATAATCAACCTAAAATTGGTGAAGCGTTAATTGCCAAACCTACATCTACTTGGTCAGAAACATTTCAAGGTTTAATGGGTGATAATTGGGGTTGGGTAGAACAAGAACAAGGAAGATTTTTTCCAGAACTTTATGATAATGAAATGCCTAGTAATTATAGTATATATGGCCCTGCTGAGCCAATTATACTTAATGTTGATCCAGAATTTAAAACACAATTAGCAGATGATTTTAAATCAGGTAAAATACCAGAAGAAGATTTAAGATATTATCCAGTAACAAAATATGCAACTGATCAAGAAGATTATAACCGTTTATTGCGGTTTCAAAAACAATTAACTTTAGATAAAGAATTAATAAATAATTCTGAATTTTATAAAATATTTTTAACAAGTACTTTATTGCCAGAAAATATGTTTTTATTGCCAATGGGTGGATATGCATCAAGTACTTTAGGTTATACTTTAAAAGGTTTTTCTACTGCTTTTCTAGGTATGTTAGCACTTGAATCTTCTTTAGAAGCTATAAGATGGCCTTATGATGCAGAGTCAAATTTTAAAGAATCTGCAATAAATGTTGGCATAACTTCTGCTGCGGCAGGTTTTTTAAACGCAGGTATTAAATTTGGAACAAGAACTTACTCAAATAAAGTTTTAAAAAATACTGTTAATAACATTAATGAAATGAACAAAGTTTTATTTGATAATGCACAACCAACTCCAGAAAAAATAGCAACTCAATTAACTTTTAATAGAAAAAAAACAATAGCTAAAGGTAAAGATTTTATTGAGAAAAAAATTCCAGAACGTAGCACGAAAATTTTTACTAATAACAATCCTATAAAAAAGTTTTTTCTGACTAGTTTACCATCTCCTTACAAAAGTTGGAACAACAATTTTAAAGGCCAAAAAACTTTTGATTATATGGCTATGCTTATAAATGATCATTCTATGATTACTGCAGGAAATATGGCAGGTTTTGCAACTCCTAACTCTGTTTATACATTATCAAAAATAAGAACAGGCTCAACTGTTTGGAAAATAAATAATGAATTAAATGATTTGTGGGCGTTAGAGTCTGGAAGAATGCCAAATACTGTAACTACTGCTGGAATTAATTTATCAAATATAGGAGCAGGAATAAGAAGTAGTAAAGCTGTTACTAAATGGAAAGGAGCCGATCAAAGTATAGGTACTGTTGATGATTGGTTAACAATGGTAAATTATAAAGCTATTAAAAATCCTAAACTTTTAAAAGGCCCAAATGAAAAACGTGCAGCTAAATTAATAAATGAATATTTTACAGAATGGGAACCATTATTAAGAGAACGTGGATTAATAGGTTCTGGAAAATATTGGAAAACAAAAGTTTTTAAATTAGAAAAACAATTAACAAATTTAGAAACAAGATACAAAACAACAATTAAACAATATCAATCTGGTAAATTACAATCTGACAAAAGAATAAAAATGTCAGAACAAGAATATATTAATTATGTAAATAAAGAAAAAAGAAGATTAGAAATTGAGTTAGAAGATGCTCGATTATTTTTTGAAGAAACTAAATTACAAAAAGTACAAGCTAAAAATGATCCACATTATTTTGCAAGGTATTGGAGTAATACAAAAATTATGCAAAATAGAGATGAGTTTGAAGGCATTTTAGTTAATTGGTATAGAAATCAAACGCCTAAAATTGACCCTAAAACAGGAAAACAAATATTTAGAACAGAAGATGATTTAAAATTAGAAGCAAAAAAAACAACAGATTTAATTTTAAAT